AAGCCCGAATCCTGTTGAGTCAAACGATGTGAGGCTATTGCCATAGGACGCTTCAGCCGCCGTTGTATTTGAAACCAGCTCCTTTCCCGTCCCTCTAACAATGTCGTACAGGTTGTGCGTGTTAGCTTCATCCCGACTCTTGATCCACACCAGATCTGGGCTCATGTTCAAGCCGCTGATCGTCTGCGTGCTGCCGTTGCCCGTATACAGCTTCACATCCATCACCGTGGAAGGCTTCGTGATTACTGGGGCGGGCAGGTTTGCCGTGCAGAGCGCCCTGAAGCCGCTGGGGGCGGTGTAGGCGAAGGGGCGTTGGCCGAAGTTGGCGGTGTGCGTATTTCCTGTGGTGTCTGTGCCCCAAACCGGAGCGAAGTTACCGCTCAGACTGCTGAATGCGGTCCCTTGTGAAACACCATTCTTGTAGAAAACAATCGTGCCGGCATCCATGTCCAAGGCAACGCCAATGACATCACCTTGAACAAAAGAGGCTCCATACGCTGTTTGTGTGTTGTTATTCCACTTGTTGCCGTTGGAGCTGAAGTACACATAAACATCAGGCGAGTAATAGAAGGCATTTGCCGAGTTAAATGTTGTGTACTTGCTTATGCCAATCATGCAGCGGTTTCCCGCTGTCAACGTCATCTCCCAGTACCATTTGCCAGTGGAAACGCGAAACGTACCCATTGCGACGTTCCAGTCGCTAGTTCTCCAAGCAACATCAAGATTGCCGTTGCTGAATGTAGGCGGCAAATTGTTGCTGGTATCAACGTAAAGCGGATTCCAAGTGCAGTAATTCCCCCGCACCTGCCCCCCACTTCCCGTATCAGCCTCGCTGCCATTAGTGGGTACATCGACGAGGCTGTCGTTGCCTGCAGAAGCAACCGGCGCAGTCTGATCAATCAGAACAACATCATTTACTTCAACTGCAGCTAAACGAACATCCTCGTTAGAGGCCGGAGAAGTCATCGTAATGGTGTTCAGCGATGACCCGGAAAGCTGTGAAGTCAGATCAATCCACTGACCAGTAGCCGTAAGCGACGGATAGTTTGCCGTCAGAAAGGATGTGACGCTGGTTCCGTTAAGGCTTAAAGTGCCCCACGGATCACCAGAGCTGTTTTTACCAAGCCACATTCTGAGCTTGGTAATCCCTGTGATGCCGAGACTGCCAAAGGTTACTGTTGTTCCATCTGCTGGCTGAGCATAAAAGTCTGTGCCGGAGGTGGCACCATTAAAGGCTTTGATAGCACCTCGATTGGCAGCAAAGGTGCCGGTGACATTGGAGATGTAACTCCTAGAACCCTGAACACTTAGGTTGTTGACACTCCACGTGTTCCCTTGCCCAGAAGAGTCCGTCCCTAATGCGGCGGCGGTGCTGTTGTCGGAGAAGTCAAGGTGGAACCCGTTAGTACCGTAGGATCCACCGCTATACGCTTTAGGCATCCACACGCCGGTGGTGGCGGAGAACTCACCGAAGCTGGTGGGGTCTAGGGCTTGGCCGTCGATGAAGTGGATGTCGGCTAGGTAGCCGTTGAGAAAACCGGCTGGAGACCCACCAGATGATGCTCCAATACCATGCAGGGAAGATTGGTTGATACCGAGGTCAGCGTTTTGACTTGGGTCTGCAGAAGTCGCAAAAGCCGTTACTTGCACACCGTTAATGTAGATCTTTATTCGACTAGAAGCAGTCGATTGTGTGGTGTCAAGCGCCAAGACAATGTGATACCAAGCCGAGGCATCTCGAAACAACTGAGTCGTTGTTCTCCAAGTTGTAACAGGCCCGCTTAGCTCAAGGGTGTTGCTGGCCTTAAGGTAGAAGACAGTGAACTGTGAGTCTGATGTAACTGGCCTGCAGTCCAGTAAAACCTGATCTGTACCCAACCCACTCCTCTTCACCCACCCCGCCCAGGTCCACGTCTTGCGGTTGCCGGCTGATGCGGGGGTGCGGCTGAGATAGGCTGAGTCTGCTGAGTTGAACCGCAGGCTGCGGCTGACGCTGTACCCACCAGCACCAGCATCAGCACCAAGCAGCAGGCTGTTGTTGAGCAGACTCATTTCACGTCCGAGATCAGGCGAGCAGTGATGCGGGTGGCCGATTCGACGTAGTAGGCGATCACGTCCACTGCGCTGGCCGTTGTTGTGAGTGTAGGCGCAGTTCCACCGGGGAACTTCCAGTTGCTGCCGTAGGCCAGCGTGCGGCTGCCGGTGCCGTCCTGCGTGATCACGATGGTGCCCGACTGGCCGGCCGTGAGGTTGCTCGGGTTGGCCAGTGTCCGGTTGCCACCGATGCTCAGCGTGAAATTCGAGGCTGCAGCGAAATCTGGCGTGATTGTCGCGCCATCAACCAGGCTGAGAGGGGTGCCGACCACGCTGTTGGTGACCGTCACACGGCCATCGGAACCGATCGCCATCCGCTGCGATGCCGTTGCAGATCCATCGGGCGTGGTACTGAAGACCAGCCGCGTCGGCATGTCGGTGGTGTCGCCGGCCGTGCCAACCTCGCCGTCAACGATCGCTCGAATGTGAGCGCCAACGCTGGTCAGATCAGTGCCATTGGCGCCGCAGAAGCGCAGCTCCCCGAGGATGTCATCGAGCTGCACGGCAGTGACGCCGCCGGCCGAAGCAGCGCGGCTCTTGCCCAGCGCGATAATGCCGCCGGATGTGTCGGCGCTGTTGCGCACGAACGACGCCGCCTGGCCAAGCGACTCAACCGCCAACGTCGGGATAACGGCGCCGCCCACTTCGCGGGCAGTGCCGGGGCCAACCAGTACGCGGCCTGAGCTGTCGATCGCCAGTCGCTGGTTGCCGTTGGTGGCCAATGCCAGCTGGTCAGCGCCGGGGCTGTAAAGGCCGGTGTTGGTGTCGCCGCTGAAGTATGCGCCGGGTGCCGAAGCGGTGCCTGCGATGAGGCCCAGCGCGCCGGTCAGCAGATCGCCGGCCTTGAGCACGTTCAGCGATGCTGCGCCCGTCAGGCTTGCGGTGATCGTGCCAGCCGTGAAGTTGCCGGAGGCATCGCGAGCGACGATCGCGCTGGCAGTGTTGGCGCTGGTGGCCGTGGTGGCGCTGTTGGCAACCTTGCCGGCAGTGCTGATTGTGGCCAGCTTGCTGTCGGCAATGGCAGCACCAGCCGCAATGTCAGCGTTGACGATCGCGCCTGAGAGCACCAGCGTGCCGTCTGCGTTCGGCAGGTAGATCAGGCGGTCTGCGGTCGGATCAGCTGCCAGCAGCTTGGTTTCGTTGGCGTCGTCAGTGCTGCCCTCAAACACCAGCCCGATGTTGGCGCCGAGCGTCACATCGCCGGTGAAGGTGCCGCCTGCTTTCGGCATTGCAGCGGCAGCCAGGTCGTAGGCCGACTTCACTGCAGTGGGTGTGGCCGCCAGCACCGAGCTGGTCGTGCCGGTGCTGTCGCTCAGCTGCACCACGCCGGCCACGCTGGTGGAGGCCGATGTCACGCTGATAGCCGGAGTGGTGGTGCCGTCAGTGACGGAAATGGCGCCGGAACCCGTCACGCTGGTGACGGTGCCCACATAGTCGGCGCCCCACTCGAGGCCGGTTGCGGTTGCGCTGTTGGCGCGGAGCACTTGGCCGTTGGTGCCAACGCCAAGCTTGCTCAGTGCAGTGCTGCCGGAAGCTGCCAGCAGGTCACCCTTGGCGTAGCTGGTGTTGCCGGTGCCGCCGCGTGCTGCAACCAGCGTGCCGCTTGTGATGTTGTCGGCGTTGCGGCACTCGTTAGAGACCTCCTCGATGGCGGCCTGCACGTTGCTGGCCGAAATGCTTGCGCCAGGGGTAAAGCTGACGTTGTTGGCCGACTGCGCCACGAAGGTGGACGACACATCGATCTCGGTCCAGATCGTGCCGTTCGACAAGATCAGGTCAGGCGGTGCCAGCGATACGGTCGGAGCCGGCGAGGTGCCGGTGCCACCGATCGAAACCACCACGTAGTAGCCGTTATTGCTCGAGCTGGCCGCCGGCAGTGCGTTGCCAACCGTCAGGCCGATTGAGGACCCCTCGGTGGTAACGGTTGCGATCTGGTTCAGCGTGGCGTCGTAGGTGCCCGCGAAGATCACCGAACCGGCCGAGATGCCCAGCGGCTGCCAGACGTTACCGTCCCAGAGGAAGAATGCTTCGTCGAGCGGATTGAAGAAGATCTGGCCGATGAAGTCAGCAACCGGCAGCGACTCACCGAACTTGGCCGTTGAGTAGTTGGCAAGCTTCTGCGCGGTGACCGCATCGTCAGCGATCAGCGCTGTGGCGAAGGTGCCACTGGTGATCTTGCTGGCCGGCAATGCGGGGATGTCCGATTCCGCAAGCGATGCACCAGCCGTGACGTGCCCCTGCGCATCCACCGTCACCTTCGGGTAGGTGCCAGCGGTGGTGCTGTTGGTGTGGTTCAGCGTGCCGCTGCTGACCGATAGGCCGGTGCCGGGCTGGATGATGCCCTTAGTGCTGGCGGTAGCGTCCGGCAGATCACCGGGCACCAGCGCGCGGAAGGTGGGGGCTGCGTCGGCGCCAGTGGTCGGGCCAGCAAACACCCGCGCCGCGCTCTGAGTGTCGAGCGTGGTGGTGATGGTGGCGCTGAAGTTGTCGGGGTAGGCGACCGAGAACGCAAGCGGGCTGCTGTCGCTGAAGCTGATCGTGCTCAGCGATGCTTGGCGCAGCCAGCTGGTGCCGTCCCAGGTGTACTCAATGCCAGTGTTGGTGTTCAGCCACTGCTGACCGATGAACGCGCCGGATCCAGACGGAGTGGAAGCCGCCACCACCGCAGCCGACTGATCCGCCAGTTTTGCTCCGGTGATCGCATCATCAGCCACCTTGGCGGTGGTCACAGCATCAGCGGCAAGCTTGGCCTCGGTGACAGCGCCGCTTGCGATCGTTGCCGCAAAGCTGCCTGTGCCAGAGCCCGTGACATCACCAGTCAGGGTGATTGTCTGGTCGCCGGTGTTGGTGCCGGAGGTAGTGCCGCTGTGGGTGCCGGAGAAGGTGCCGGACTGCGTGGCAAGTGTGCCGAGGCCAAGCGTTGCGCGCTGGGCGGTGGCGTTGGCATCGTCCAGCAGTGCGCGACCGGCTGCTGTGCAAACAATCTCCTCGACATCGCCCGAACCGGCAGTGCTGCGGCCGAGCAGGCGATCGGTGGCGGAAACGTCCTGCAGTTTGGCGTAGGTGACAGCGCCATCAGCAAGCGCTGCGGTGCCGAGGTTGCTGGCCTTGGCGGTAGTGACTGCGCCATCAGCCAGCTTGGCCGTAGTGACGGAGCCATCCACCAGCGATGGCGTCACGGCGACATAGGAGCCTGAGCGGAAGACGCTCAGCACGCCGGTGCTGCTGTTCAGCCAGCCACGGCCTTCAAAATTGTCCGTTGTGGGCGCCGATGCGCTGACCGCAATCGAGCTGCCGTCAGCCAGCTTGGCGCTGGTGATGGCATCGTCGGCCAGTGCTGCAGTGGCCAGCTTGGTGAGGCTGGCCTGGTCAAGCTTGGCCAGATCGATCGAGCCGGCGTCAACCAGATCAAGGCCGGCATCGACCAGATCCTTGGCGGTGACCTTCTTGGTCTGCGATGCCGAAACGTCGGCAATGGGCAGCACATCGGTGGCTGCCACCGATGCCTTGGGCAGGGCTGTGAGCTGGGTTATGCGCTGGTCAGCCAAAGCTCAGCCTCCGTGGGCACCACTGCTAGGCCCATGTTAGTCCTCAGTTTCCTTAAGCAAGAAGTCGAGCGACTGCTCGAGATTGATCCGATCGTCGTCTTCCTTGAGGATGTACTCGTCGATGCTGCCGATCAGCAGCCTGATCTCGCCGGTGGTAACGAAATCGATCGTGCAGTTGATGATGTCGCCGGCAGTGACCTGCACGCCGGCCTTTGTCACCATCGCATCGAACTGATAGAAGACGTTGGTAACGGTGGCGTCCACCGACTGATCAGTGAGATAGAGCGCGCAATCAAAGGAACTGCCAAGCTCTAGGCGTTGGATCAGCTGCAGCATCAGCAGTGGCGTTTCAGTGATGCCAGCCGTTGTGTAGTCAAAAGCGCAGGTGATCGTGCCGCTGCCAGACAGCAGGCCGGCTGAGTACATCTGACGGAACTTGTCGGCCAGCGAGGTGGTGTCGATCGCCTCGCGATCTGTGGCGAGCGTGTAGTCGATGACGTTGCCCAGCACGCTGTAGGACACGTCACGCACGCGGCATTCGATCGGAATCGGCTCGCCGGTGAACGCATACAGTGCCAGCTCGTTGGCGCGTGTGTTGTTTACGGCGTCAGCAAAGGTGCGGAAGAAGCGCAGACCACCGGCTGCGTTCACGTTCACGTAGGCGGAGATGCCGCTCTCCACCGTGCCGCTGCTCCATGCCGCGCCGGTAAAGCAGACCAGCCCGCGCGCGTCGGCGGTGCTGATGTCCACGCGATCGCCGGTGAGCAGGTTCTCTCCAGCGCTGTCGAAGCTCAGCCTGTTCAGGCTGGTGTTCACATCTGAAGCGTCGATCTGATCCTGCAGCGCATTGATCAGCACCGAAGTGGCGCGGCGCAGTCGGACGTTCCCCTTTGTGCCGAGGAAGAAGGTCATGCGATCACGCCACCCGCCAAGAAGTCGCCATCAACCGAGAACTGGATCGGCACCACCACAAGCTCGCCAGTGCTGACACCAACCTGCGCGGATGTGATGAACGCGAAGAACTCAATGTCGTCGGCGGCGTTGTCACTGACACGCAGGCGCAACTTGACGCGATCAGTGTCGGTGATGGCGCCAACCTTCTGGATCTTGCTCAGTAACGCGGTGAACTCGGTGAGGCTTGCCGATTCGCCAGCCTCGAGGCGGTAGTAAAGCAGCGTGGCGCTGCCGCTGGCGGACTTCAGGCCAGGCGTAAAGGTTGCGGCAGTGCTGTCCACAACGGTGGTGCTGAGCAGCTCAACGCTCGTTTCAACCGACCAGTCGCGGATCTTGGCCACAGGCTTGTAGGCCGCGCCGTCCCAGAACTCCAGTTTGCCCGTGCGGCCTGTGTAAAAGCCCATGAACGGCGGCCCAGTCTCAAATCAGGCTAGCGAACAGTGAACGCACTATCACTGAAGTCAGCAATCAGGCTCAAGGTCTCTGAGCCGGACTCGACGCACGGGTGTTCAATAGCTTTCACGCTGACCTCGCCCTCTTCATCCATTTGCACTTCAGTGACCCGGAATACCCGCTTCCTGGTGATGGTGCTGCCAAGCACGAACAGGCGGCCGGCGTAGGGTGCAAGCGCCGCAGCAGTGCCGTTGGTGACGGTCACGCTATCGACGGTGATCACGTCACTGCCCGACTGGTAGACCAGTGCCTTGAGGCCGCTGCCGTTGGGCACTTGACCGATGGGTGTGTTGAGCGCACCGCCATCCTCAATCACGCCAGTGCTGATCTGATCCCACTGGTTCTCACCGATCGCCACATAGATGTAGCTGCCGGGCTCGAGCACGCTGTCGGTCGGGAAGGTTGCAAAGTCGATCGCCCGGCGCACATAGCGGCGCTGGTTGCATAGCAGCTTGCCGAACAGGATCGCCTGGCTGCGGTTGGTCACGTATTGCGAGATGTCGAAGGTCTGGCGCACTGCGTTCACTTCAGTCACGTCAGACCGGCTGACCTCCACACTGCGGTTGCGCGGGAAGACGCCATCGGTTTCGGTGTCGCGGTAGATCACCGAGGCAATCAGATCCTGGACGTTGCTGCCGAAGTCGATGAACTCCTCGCGATAGCTGTCCTCGAGGATGTTGCCTTGGTTGAACAGCGCGGTGATCGGCACGGAGCGGGTGATGTTGCCAGAGCCATCGATCGGCACTGCAGGCACCAGCGTCTCGCGGCCGCCGACACGGCCCAGCTCGAGCAGCGAGAACGGGGCCACCTCAGCCCAGAACTGGCGCCATGGCACCTGCTCGGCAATCACCGCATCCATGAACAGGCTGTTCTGCCGGCAAAACTTCTTGGCCAGTGCCAGCGCTTCTAGATCAACGCCGCCGATCTTGGCGAAGCGGCCGATGCCGTTCTGTGCATCGAGGATGGTGTCGAGAAAGATGTCGGGCGCGTAGCTGCTGCTGGCGTCCGGATCGCTGGGGTAGGTGCCGTCATCGCGCAGGCGGCGCACCTTCTTGCCTTTCTGCGCAAACACCGACACCGAGCGCAGATCCTGGATGCCTTGGCCGCTGTAGGCGTTGAAGCCGAGCAGGCTGATGCCTTGGTAAAGGTTTGGGTACAGGCTGAAAGCTTCAGTTCGCTGCTCGGTGACTGCCGAGATGGTGAACTCCGGGCCGCCTTCAAAGCTGAAGTTGGTCTGCGTGTCAGAGCGAACCGAGAACAGGCCCCATTCGTCTACCTCGTAGGGGTTGACGTTGATTGGTGGCTTAAGACCTTGGCGGCTGCGAACCGAACCAAGGAACGTGAACTGGCCACCGGCTGGGCCGTTGATTGTCTGCACGTCGCCGCTGTTCTCGATGTAGGCAAAATCAGCGAAGCCGTGATGGTTCATTTCGGCGGCTGTCTCGGCAATCGGATCAAACCGGAACTGCCAGTTGCCAAGGTTGTCGCCAGCAATGAATTTCAGCGACATAAAGTTGTCCACGTCGGCACCGCGGCGAACGCTGAAGATGTAGGGCAGGCGGCTCCACTCTTGGCCTGTGCGGCGGTAGCGCAGCCAGAAAAAGGCTGAGCGCATCTTCGTGCCGTTGTCGCTGTCGCGGTAGCGCTTGACGCTCTCTTCGCCGTACTTCTTGGCTCGGCCTTGGATGCGCTTGAACACCTTGGCCTTGAGCGCGAAATCCACCACGCGGCACTGCGTGATGGTCTCGTAGCCGGCCTCCTCCATCTTCACCAAGCACTTGGTGTTGAAGAAGTCGTTCCAGCTGTTGGGGTTGTCCAGCAGGCGCTCGAGCTGGGCAA